TGTTTCTGTATCGTCAGTAGCGTCAGCATGGTTCAATGAAGGACCACCTTGAACATAGTAAGCAACTTTACCTGAACCGCCTTCAAAACCGATATGAATATCTGTAGCTGTTGCAGAGTACTCTCCGTCAGGATATGAAAGATTGCTCTCTACATTCACATATGGACCAGCAAAAGCTGCACCAGCGAATAAGAATGGAGATGCTGCCAAAGCAGCGATTGTTGATTTGATTGACATGATTGTTTAAAAAGTATCTCGCATAGGGCACTAAAAAAACCCTTGCGGATGGTAGCACCCCCGACATGGGGTACTTTAGTAACATCTACACAGGGGTACGATAGTTTCGAGTCCTTTGTATCAGTTTTATTTATACAACTGGCACATGTGACAGTTGCGAATACATCTTACCATTCACACAAAGACCTGTCAAGCACCTAGAATACGGTTAACCGCCTGGATTACCACCAGGATCACTTACTTTACCTAGGTATGGATCATAATCAGTTAAAGTCTTAACGTCAAGAGTTGCTCCCTGTTGCTGCCACCAGTTCAATATACCATCATGACTTGCTCTATGGAATGAATCTATATGCTCTGGATGTATAGAAGATCCTAACTCTAATCTATAGAGTAGGATAGGTGTAGAGAATGTTGCACCAGAATTATAAATCAAATCATCTGCAACTGGTCTTGGTTTAACACCATTATCTAAACGATACTTATCAACTCCCTTCACATGATACTTAAGCAACTTAGCAGCATGATGTCTTGTAATCATATAACAAGCAGTAGAGAAGTCATTGACAAATCTCCTATGTAACTTAACATGTATATCTCCAGTACATATGATTGCTAGTTGTACCACATCATAATCATATGGAAGATGTGCTACAAAATCATTCCAATTAAAATTCCAAAATTGTACGGTATCTAAATTACAATCATCTTCCATCATGATTGCATATGGTTTATCAGTCTCCTCATAGAAGTGTTTGATTGCTTTGAGGTGTGATGTAATACATCCTATCTCCCCACCAGACATCATATCAGGATAACGACCCTTAATAATATCACTAAGGTCATCATCACGCCCATCATAAGCAGAGACACGTTGATAATCAGTTATCTGCCAGTACTTAAACTGAGACTCCATGTATTGCCATCTCTCTGGTTGTTCATCGAGATTAAGACAATAGACTGGACCGAATCCATCTAGTTTATATGCTGATTTGTTAGTGTCTAGGACCATCTTTCAATAACCTTTTTGATTGCAGGAATGTAATTTTTTTCTAGCACGTTCTTCCACTCAAAAGTTTTAGAATATTCAAGGATCTCATCTCTATGTGCAATAGAATATTCTCTGTTCTTAACTATCTCACTCTCAACAAATTCAATATCATTAATCTTATTCTCAGGGATGACAGTAATAAATTTTTTATCAAGATCTAAGTTTGCCTTACCCCACTCACATACAACTACACCTAGTCCAGCACAGAACGCTTCCATACAGACCAGTGGATGTGCTTCACCATCTGATAAGAGGCAAAGGTTACCATAGTTAGTTAACTCCTTATACAACTTCTCCTTGCTCCATTCACCAAGGTAATTCTTATTCCTATCAAAATTATTATCAGCAAGATTACCAGCATACCATAGAGAATCAATGTTCTGGAATAGATGTTGTCTCTTACGATAATCAATCTTTGCTAGATAGATGCTACGATCAGGATACTTTGCTTCACTATCAAATTCAAAGTTATTTGTATTCACACCATTAGGAGTTACATAAGTATTCTCCTTTGGTATATCAAACATCAAATTATATACAGTCTCAATTCCTGGTGACAAACAGAATACATTTGGTTTAACATCTCTAAACTGATTTGCTACATTAATATAACCACCAAACATCTTTGGTCTTTCTAAGTATCCAAAATGACTAGTAATAGCATTTGGATATTGTATGAATGGAATAATATCAATAAACTCATCATAATGAACATGCACAAAATCAGGAACAAATGAATTGATCCCGTTAATTATATGACGATAGTCTTTTGTGTTAAGGATTTGAACTTCATGTCCCAAATCTTCTAGTGCATTTTTAGTATCCCATACTAATATCTCAACAGCACCCCACCCTGTAGGTGGTATAGGCATAATGCCAGGTCCGACTAAAGTAATTTTCATTTTAATTTTTCAGGGTGATCAGTGCAAATGCCATAACAACGTAAAACTTGTAGTGATTCCCAATCCATCTTATTCCATTCTGGCATTACTATTACGGTGTTAGATAAATTTGGGTTGTCCTTAAGCATTTTAAGATCAGAATAAGGTTTTCCAGGATATGCCCAAATGATATTGTTACTGGTTAAAGTATAATGATCCTCCTGATGCCAGAAGTAATTACATCCACCAGTGTCTACATCATATCCTCTTTCTTTAGGTAATGTTTGATCAGATAATTCGCAGAGAGTATTGTAAGTTTTACAATGAACCCAAAGGTATCTAATCCTCTGTGCTAACCAATACCAAGTTACCTTATAATCTGGTGAATCATGACCTAACCAAAGAGTTTTAGTTAAGTCATCATACCTCAAATCTATCTCTACATCATAACCCTCAGATATACATTTGTCAATCTGCTCTGGGCTATTCTCAACTTCAGGATTTGATCCCCCAATATTACCTCTATGTGCAATTATTCTAGACAGTAATCTTTTGTTACTAGGATTGATAAGAGAATCTACAACCATATTAACCTCTTATACAGGCAGCATCCATTGACAATCCAACAAGGTCAGATGAACTAAACCTTCTTAAAAATGCACCATACTTAAATGCTTCTGGAGATGGTTCCCATATACCCTCATATACATTATCAACCTCATCAAAGGCAGTCTCTGCCCATGTCAAGAACTTAGGTCCAAAGAACTGAATAGTATCAGGGAACCTTGGATGATGTCCAGGTAGATAGAACTTATACTTATCAAGTTGTTCTAGATTTGGGAACCTCATCATGACAGTATCATATCTTGCTAGAACTATAAAATCATAACTGATATTATTCTCAATAGAATATTGTCTTACAATATTAGATACATGTTGAATAGACTTCAACTGTGACATTACATTACTATAGTTCTTATCATTCCAATGAGGACCATCAGGATGTTTATCCGTAAACTTCTCATCAACATACTTCTTAGCATTGGGTGGAAGTTCAAATGTTTGAGGATCTTCTATAGCAAGTATAAGAGGATTATAATTGTCAGTAACAATCTTTGGAGCATCTGGTGGAACTGGACAATTGCTAATTTTAGACCATGAAGAATAATCAAACTCTCCACCATCTTCTTGCCACCACATATGACCAAATACATCACAGTCATACTTGTCTAGTAAGACTTCCTTGTAAGTATTAATAATCTGTGGGTTACCCACGTATCGTGGTTGACCAAAAAATGCTACTGCAACTTTCATCAGAACTCTCCGTTGTAGTGTTCTAGGAAATAATTAAGATCTTCAGGAGTACCTATACCCCACATACCTTCCTTCTCTATCTCTTTAATACGTATATTCTTACCATCTCCAATTGCTTCATTGAAGACAGGGCAAACATAATATTCGTTATTAACACGAATATCTTTTTCAATCATCTGCTCTGCATACTTAACATAGTCAGATCCTTTTGCCCACCAATAGATACCAACTGTTGCATGCTCAGAGATTGGTTTCTTCTCAGCAACTTCAGATACATATCCATCATCACCTAGTTTTGCATAACTCCACTTAGGATGAGTAGCAGGGAAGGTAATGATACCTCCATCACAATCACCATTAGAGAATGCATAGAGAGTTTCATTTGAATCCCACTCAACAAACTGATCTGAGTTTGCCATCAAGAGTGGTTCATCATTATCAATGAACTCCTTAGCAAGTAATGTGGTACATGCAGCACCTTCTGTAATACCATCTACCTGAACAATATTACAATTGGGTGCAATAAGATTTAATAGATGTTGAAGACTATACTTCTCGTAGTGTTCCTTCTGAACAATAAAGGTATAGTTTGCTTTGATATTCAGGTTCTCTGTAACCACCTGAATCATTGGTTTACCCTTAACATCAATAAGAGGTTTAGGGAATGTATATCCTTGAGTAGCAAAACGACTTCCACGTCCTGCCATAGGAATTAATACGTTCATAGTTTTGCTCTCCCATGCGACTTTTTGTTTTTCACTTTGAAGGATTCTTTTAATCCTATCAACCTTTGCCTGATTCAAATCACTCCTATTTTCAATAGGAACCAAATGACACTTACTATCTAAAGCACCCTGCCTACCAATATGACTATCCTCAAGGATAACCGTATCATCAGGTAAAGCACCTAGAGCCATCATGCACTTCCAGTACATAGATGGGAATGGTTTATTTCTAACCACATCCTCATTAGACACATAGATGTCAATGAACTCTAGAAGTCCTAGACGTAGTAGAATAATTTTTACAGTATTACGAATACTATTAGAAGCAACAGCAATCTTATACCCTTCATCTACAAGTTGTTGGAAGTATCCCATCAACTCATAATCCTTATCAACTTTTGTCTTAAAGATGTGAAGTGTATTCTCTTGCTTTGCTCTCCAGATATCATCATATCTATCTGCAGGAAGACCTTTATTCTTACTCAGTAATTCTAACTTCGCTGTAGTAGGAAGACCATCATAGGTACTAACATGTTCTTCTCTACTGATAGCATACTCTTCTCCGAGTGCTTCATTCAGTGCATCATAATGATAATCTTTACTATCAATTAATACACCGTCTAAATCAAAAATAACAAGTTTGGTCATTTTTTATCCCTCCATAATACATACTTCCAATCATTCTTTGTGACGGGTAATTTGTGTCTGATCTGAGCATTAAATCCAATGATACATTCTGGATTAATTTCTGCTCCCATCTCCGCAATCTCTACGAAGTTCTCATATACGTCCAGATATTTATCCATCAATTCAGACGACCCAAATGCAAAGTGATCGTTGATTCCATGCTCAACATGTGCCCATTCTTTTAAGACATTAATACTATCAAGATTGTATTCATTGATAGGACCAATAGGTCTTTGGAAGTATTCGTCAGTTCTTAAACGAACTACAACATCATACTTAAAATTATTCTCATCTTCATATTTTTTCTTCAGGTCATTTGCCTGAGAGATACTATAGAACTGTGAGATAATATTATTAACTGGATGAGGGAATCTAGAATCAGGTACAATATCCTCTGGTTCAAATTCTTTTGGTTCCTCAAACTTAATTGCTTTTGGATTCCAGTTGTCTTGCATAAACTCTTTAAGATCTGCTTCCCATCTTCCACGATCTTTATACTGATCCCAGAAGTAATTACCAATCCACTTCTCGTCATACCACATGTGTGCAAACACATCTATCTGATATGAATTATTTGGTTTCCAAAATGTATCGTGGTGATTTGGGAACGCTTCTTTTAAATGTCTGGGTTGTCCAGAATATAATAGTGCAATCTTAAACATGGTACTTACTATTGTCTTTTGCTAGATGGACAATCTTTGGATCGAAGGTACATGCAGATGCAAATACTTCTGGATAGGCACAACTAGGAGATACGGTATGAACCTCATCTCTATGCTCAATATAAAATTTATTCAAATGACTCTCATCATGCCACTGAGCAATGATGTCTTTATCATGATCCTCATCTGTTCTACTATCAAGTTCCTTAACCATATCAAGAACCTGTGGAAGTTTACCACCCCAAAGACATCCCTGATAATATACATCCATTAACTCATCTTCTGATACAGCAGCACGGGATACTGGACGAACTTCAAATGCACCAGGTGCTTTATTATGAGGTTCCATTCCAAGATAATGACATGGATGATGAACACCAATATACTTCTTAGTCTCATCAATAAGATCTTCTGTAGTTACCGTATCAACTACACGCATATCTGCATCTAAGAAGAGTAAATAATCACAATCTTTAATATCATCAAATGATTGTATAATCATTTTGAATCTATACAAAGTAATGTAAGGCCACTCTAAATGTTCTTGTTTATATACAACAACATTCTTTGGTGGTTCTGGTATCTCACCGTTAGTAAATACCAAATACTTCTTCTCAACATCTGGAAGAAGATACTCTTCACAACTCTCATACCACTTAGGTAAGAAGTCAAGATACTTATCAGTACCTATAAAAACAACAGCAACTTTCATTATACTACCTCCCATTCAGGACAATAAAGATCTGTGGTATCTTGCTTTTCAAGATGACCACTAAACCAATTCTTAGGTGCTATAACTTTCTTACTATTAGATAACCATGCTCCCCACCAAGAGAATGAAGAGTTAGCAATAATATGTCCAGTACATAATGTCATAAGGCATAAGTCAACATAGTTAACATTACCTTCTGCAACTAAAAATCTATCACCATCAAATAACTTTTGTTCTTTACACCACTCTGCATCATCAGAGAAAATAATAACAGTGCGATCACTATCAAATTCTCCAAGTGCCTTCTCATAATAATCTAATCCAAGACTATTGTGATGATCTAATTGTAAATAGTCAGTCCTACGAATATGAAGTGCAACTGGTTCTTCTACAGTAGCAATCATATCTCTAGATGGTTTGGCAAACTCTTCTTTAAAAGCAAAGTCTTCCTTAATCTCTTTCTCAATATTTTTAAAGTACTTCTCACTTTGAAGATAACCTTCTATGTTTACCCACTTAGGGCAATTATTAAAAAGGTCTTCATCAAAAGCAAATGATTTTTCTTTTACTGTAGGTCTTTCACCATCAGTATGTTGAACATTAAGGTTGTGAAGATTCTTTAATTCAAATGGATAAAACAATTGATGATCTTGCCACTCCTTAAAGTTGCCTTCTGGTGGTGGTGGAATCATCCAGTTATAACCATTGTTAGCAGCAATGCCTTTCAATGAAGCATACTGGAACATCTGATTACCAAGTCTTCCTAGTAATCCTAACCTATTAAAGCCTATCATGATTTTCTTTATACCATTCAAAAGTTTTATGTAGTCCTTCTTTGAGACCTAAGGTTGGTTCCCATCCAAGAGACTTGATCTTATCCACGTTGAGAACCTTCCTAGGTGTACCATTAGGTTTACTAGTGTCCCAAACAATCTTGCCAGTGTAACCAACTACATCAGCAATGTGACCTGTGAGTTCTTTGATAGTAACATCAACGCCACTACCAACATTAATAATCTCATCGGAGTCATACTTATCCATGCAAGTATAACATGCCTCAGCAAGATCATCAATGTAAAGGAATTCTCTCATAGCAGATCCATCACCCCAACAAGCAAACTCAGCATCACCATTCTGTTTTGCATCATACATTCTACGCATGATACCTGGAATTACATGACCATGTTCTGGGTGGAAGTTATCATTCTCACCATACAAGTTTGTTGGTTGTAATGCTATAGCATTGAATCCATATTGCTCACGATAAGCACGACACATCCTGATACCTGCTATCTTAGCAATAGCATAAGCATCATTAGTTGGTTCCAAAGTACCAGTCATCAACTGATCCTCTGTTATTGGTTGCTTTGCCATCTTAGGATAGATACAAGATGATCCTAAGAATACAAGTTTTTTAACACCGTGACGATAAGCAGCGTCTATGACATTTGTCTGAATCATCAGATTGTCATAGATGAATTCTGCAGGGAATTTTTTATTACCTATAATACCACCGACCTTTGCGGCAGCAAGAAAAACATACTCTGGTTTTGATTGATCGAAGTAATGGTCAACCTGATTTCTATCTGTCAGGTCACAATTCTTTCTTCGTACCCAGAAAATGTTATTGTAATTTTTTGACTCTAGATTTCTAACAATGGCAGAACCAACTAGACCGTTGTGTCCTGCAACGAATACTTTAGAACTACTGTCCATAGATACACATATCCTCAATTAATTCATCAAAAGATATCTTAGGTTCCCAACCTAGATCCTCTCTTGCTTTACGAGCATCACCTAATAAAGTCTCAACTTCAGCAGGTCGATAATATTTATCACTGCATCTGATGATGGTTTTCCCACTAGACCTGTCTATACCAACCTCATCTAATCCTTCTCCTTCCCACCTAAGAGTAATTCCAAAATATACTGCTGCTTTCTCAGCAAAATCTTTAACACTATAAGACAGTCCTGTAGCAATAACATAATCTTTAGGTTGATCTTGTTGTAACATCAACCACATTGCTTCAACATAATCCTTAGCATGACCCCAGTCACGTCTTGCATTGATATTACCTAAGACAATCTCCTTCTGTAAACCACATGAGATTTTAGATAGACCACGAGTAATCTTACGAGTTACAAAGGTCTCACCTCTACGTGGAGACTCATGATTAAACAGGATACCAGAGCAAGCATACATTCCATATGACTCTCTATAATTCTTGATGATCCAATATCCATATAACTTTGCTACACCATAAGGTGAACGTGGATAGAATGGAGTCTCCTCAGTTTGTGGAGTCTCTTGAACCAATCCATATAACTCTGAAGTTGATGCCTGATAAACTTTGCACTTATCTTGCAACTCAAGAATTCTTACTGCTTCAAGAACTCTCAGAGTTCCCATAGCATCAACTAGACCTGTATACTCAGGCATCTCAAAAGATACTTTGACATGACTCTGTGCTGCGAGATTATAAATTTCGTCTGGTTTAACTTTCTGTATTACGTGAATGATATTACCAGAGTCAGTCATGTCACCGAAGTGAAGAGTAATCTTGTCAAAGATATGATCTATCCTATCTGTATTAATCATCGAAGAACGACGAACAATACCATGAACATCATATCCCTTCTCTAGAAGTAACTCCGCAAGGTAAGATCCATCCTGACCCGTGATTCCAGTTATTAAAGCTGTCTTCATAGTATGGGCATTATATGTTCTAAGTATAGCATAAATATCTCTACATAACAATTCATAAAGTGAGTAAAGTAAAGAGTATTGAAATTGACGGATATCACTTCTATAAAGTTATTGATGTATTCCCTAAAACTTTTTTAAAAAAGTTATATAAGTCTTCTGTTTATTGGTTAGAAAAAACTAGGAAGGATACTACAGAAGAAGTCTTCCCACCCGAAGCATCAGGAAAACTTTTTGAGTATGATGAATTTAAAAACGATCCTATATGGAGAAAGTATTATAATACTCTCGATCTTATAGTAAAAGAATATAGTAAGTTAATAGATATACCTATGGATTATCTAAGTCGCCATGCGTCTTGGATTACTAGAGTTAAAGATTTAGACTTCTCTCATAAAATGGAAGTGGATTTAATAGATAGACTAAGAAGACATTCTACTGAAGGCAACATGCATGCACATCTTGACTGTGATCCAATAACTAGTGTATTCTATCTAAAGAATCCAGATAAAAAATATGGTACATTAATAAAAAAAGCAGGTGGACAAAATATTTTAAACATTGGTGAAGAGAATTCAATAATTATATTTGATGGTCGATTATTCCATAGTGCAGTTTATCCTCCTATGGCAATAACAAAAAAGTATCCTAGATACACTATCGTAGCAGACTATAAATTTAGATATAGTATGAAAGACGAAACATTTAAAAGGAGTAAACCAACAACATGACATTTTTAATTAGTATATTTGCAGCAGCAGTCATGTGGGTACAAGTACCTCAATGGGCAGACAACTGGGCAATATGTGCAGTTGATGTTCCTGACTCTGCTTGTCATTGGTATATAATTAGTCCAGACTTTACAGGTGAAGGATTTGACTGGGAAGAAGCACCTTGGTTTGATGCTAATGGTTTGATGGATGTACCAAAAATGCAATCACAAACTGTCGTAGAAAAATTGCAACAACAAGATGGCAAGTAAAGCACAAGTAAAAAAATTTAATGGGAATTATTTTTTAAACATACAAAACTTTCTTCCAGAAGAAGTCATGGGAGGACTACTGGAGAGTTGTGATGAACTAATTACAAAAATTAAAAAAGATCCTACTATTGAAGTGTTCCCTCCAGAGGCAACTTCAAATATTTTAAATGAGATAAAAGATCAATATGTATGGGATACTTTATTAGAAAGAGTTAGATTAGGTATAGTTCAATATTGTAAGTTAGCAGATTTAAATTATAAGAATGTAAGATTTCATTCATCATGGGTCACAAGATATAATGGTCTACCAGAAGATGATCCCCTTGCAAAGAATAAAGTAGATACCTTTACTCCATATAGAAATCTTCATAACCATGATAACAATCCTATAGGAGTAATCATCTATTTAAAAAATCCAGATCCAAAATATGGAACAATGGTTAAGGTAAGTGATAAGCAAATCTATATGCATCAAGGTGTAGAGAATACTGCTCTCATATATGATGCTAGATTAAATCACAGTGCAATATATCCACCACTAGATGTTGTAGAAAAATATCCAAGGTATACAGTTGTTGTCGATACATCTATGGAGAGAACATTTACTCCATCAACAAATTATAATAGTTGCGAGTTTGATCCTACGGCAGCACCCAGTCAGGCGATCTAAGTTTTTGCCCAAAACCTTTAGCACCCTTAGGAAGAAGATCCCAAATATACCATTCAAATATAATATTAATTGGTGGAGAACTCTCTACGTACTCTGGATTATGAGGCAATACATTATAAGAAGGAAGGTTTGGATATATTAATATAGAATTTTCTTCACCAAGATGTCTGTGTGACCCCTCTTCAGTTTCAATATGAGTTCCATATGCTTGATCTTTATTTTGTAAATAGAATACTGTTCTTATAAAAGGGTACTTAACTTGTTTGTCAGTAAGAACATTAGTATCACCTCTAGTTTTATATCCTGTAATCATACTAGATTTTTTATCAACTCTCCAATCTTTAAGATCATATGAATCTCCAGACTCATACATTCTCCTCCATATAGTATGCTTCCAAGTTAGAGGATCTAAACCATCAAACATAGAATAACTTAATCGTTCAGCATAACATGAGAACGGTATCATAGAACTAGGATTTATACCGACCTGTTCAGCATACTCATGAATACAATCTCTTACCTTTAAAACAAATATATTCCAACACCTGTCAGCATAAGGAAAATAAGAACTTGGACTTAATGCTAATCCATGACAATCAATAACACATTGTGTAACTTGTAGTATACCATTATCTGCATCATATAAGTTCTCTTCAAAATGTCTTTCTAATTTATCAATTAGTTCTAATCTTATACCCTCAGAAAATAGATCACGTTTACTATAAAATTCCATAATGTTTGGGAGAATATAATGGAGATGGTTTTTTGAATCGACCTGATTTTTTGGGACACATTGCACAAACAGTCTCTGCTTTTCTGGAGAAGAACTTCTCTATATCTCCATCAGGACTCAAGGGTATGTATTTAAGATATGGTTCCCATTTATCTGAGAGATCATACTTCTTTTTTTGTAGAGGTAAATATGCTAAAGGAGCACACTTATATATTTTATCTTTATATAGTTGGAAGTTCTCCTGTCCTGTAGGACAATTATCCCAACTCTCTTTGAAGTCATCACTTCCTATTGGTTCAATCGTAGGACCATAACCTACATATGCCTTCAACCAATAATCAACTGCATCATGTATAACATATTCTACACCCCAAGATTTAATTTTATCAATACATCTATTAAATAATTTTATATACTTATCATCATCAGAATGTTTTGTAATTGTAAGGATACAATTAGTATCAGACAATGCCTTGGGAAGATCAGGATACTTATCAATTAATAAAGCATTAGTTACTAATTCAAATACTTGATCAGATTCTATACTCCAAATCTCTTTAGTCATATAGATGATCTCTATAATATCCTTATTCAATAATGGTTCACCACCAAGCATAGATAACTCCCTCGGTCTGATCTTATCAATCCAAGGGAGATACCAAGACTTTAATTCATCTACTGTAAAATTTTCTTTATAACCATCGTTAGTAAAATGTCCACATCCTTGACAAGTAAAGTTGCAAGAATGTGTTACATGCCATTCTAAATGTGGTACATCAATTACCTTGAACCTTTCCATTTTGTCCAGGTTTAAAATAATTCATACCACCATCTCCAGCGTACCATCCAGTAGCAATATACTTAGTTTTGTTAGGTGGATTACCTCTATGCAAATGAGTGAATGAACCTGGCCATATAGCGATCCTACCTTTCTTAGGAGTTATTTTAGTTTGTTGATATAAAAATTCTGTCTCACCACTATCTTCAACATCATTAAAGTAAACTGTCCAAGCAAGAGTACGAAGTTGTGCTTCCCATGTACTATCTTCACTATGCCATGCATGATACCCTTCCATAGGTTCAGTCTTTTGAAGTAGGACTAATCCACTATAGAAATTAAAATTAGAAAGATATGGATACTTATCCATGTACATACCAAAGCAGTCATCAACACGTTCTTGTATATAATTTGCCTCACCAGGAGAAAAACTATTCAGTGCGATTTGTTTGTCTTGTTGTACTGGATTATTCCTATTAGCAATATATTTTGTAGTCTTCCAATAATCAATAACCCAGTTGGAAAAATCGGGATCAAAGGCATTATCCCAGATCCCTATAAACTTATCCAAATATGTGGTTTGTATATCAGTGCCTTTATTCATACCACTCCAATAAGATCCTCTGCAATACAATCCATAATATTATTATAGTCTGCATCAGGATCTTCTCCCGATAACTCTACACCTTCACCTACATAATACCTCATAACTTTTTTATATAGTTTTGGATTTTTTACGTCTAAATAAATTTCCTTGTTTGCAGCAGCACGTAGGGTGCTTAGATCTTTTTTAAATTTAGAACTGAGTGTCATTTCCTCGATGACTCGTTGTTTACATTGTACCTGTATATTATAAACGATACCCTTAGATATCGCAAGGTGAGTGCCAACCCAGATCAGCAGGTGGCCATTCTGGTTTTACTAATTCCTTCAAAGCAGGTGTTCCAAGTTTCCTTAGTTCAATAACTTCAAAGTCTCCTTCAACTTGATAAGTTCGTCCACGTCCACATTGACTCCATACTTCTTGGAAATGATCTTTGAAGTACTCCAAAGAAATTTTTTCGGTCTGTACTTGTGCGTTCATTGTTCGATCTCCTCATCGAGAACTTCCTGCATACAGGAGTATTTACATTTTTGACCTAGGTACTCTGTACTATCCCAATCGACAGGTCGCCAATGGAAGTACATGTTCCTATACAACTTACCCAAGAATGGTGTGTTTCTTGAGTGAGGACATAAGCTTTCATAAAAAAGCATATCTCCTTTTTCAAATGTTACCTTATGTATAACTTTTTCATGATCAACAAATTCCAAAGGCCACTTAGTTCCTTCAGGACTCTCATCAATAAAAATTATAATACTGATAACATGAGTCTCTGCCTTATCTCTATGAATTGATAGAATAGAATTTGGGATGTATTCCCTTATACCATATCCAGCAGAGAACTCAAGTTCAACACCACTCCACTCTTCCATTAATGGTTGTAATTGTTTAGCCCATTTTTGGATGAGATCATGTGGTAGTGTAGACCTATTATAATACACCTCTTCTGGTTTTTTTGCAAACCTAACTGCTATAGATCCACCAACAACATACTCACCATAATCCTCATCAAATCCTCTATCTTCTACTACCTCTTCTCCAAACTGACACCTACTATAATGCTCCATGATATCTGCATAGATATCATCAGGAATTTTTACTTTCTTAAATCCTTCCTTAGTAAACCGAGGCCATTTAACTGAGGGTTTCCAAGTACTTTTTCCACCTTGCCAACCTTGATTCTCACCAAAAAATTCAGGCATGACTACCTCAACTTAGGACCGTACATCCAAGTTACAAGAGACACTCTTCTACCCTTAGTTACTTTTTTTACTTTATGAGGAATTCTAGAATCAAAAACTAAAATAGTACCTTTTTCTTTTGGGGTATTAATTTCATTACCATGATAATCTATGAAGACTAAATCACCACCTTCATACTCACTAGGATCTGTTACCAAAACACTAGCACTTAACTTACGTGTCCAGTTCTGTTTATTGGATGTTCCATAATCACTATGCCATCCATAGTGACCACCCTCTTGATATACAGAGATCTGAATACTCTCAAGAGTGTTTAAATCATATTGCCACGTCTTTTTATTTGCTAGATTTATATAATGTGATATAACACTACATGCCCAATGACTCTCATACCACCAATTAACTTTGGAGTTACGTACTGTAAGATCATTTCTTCCATGTGCATCACCACCTACACCACCATCCTCAAATGGAACTCTATCCTCTTCCATCTGCTTAAGTTCTTTTACCATGAGATCCACTAACTCAGGTGGAAGTATCTCCTGATAAAAAACCACTGGATCATCGCAAACTACATGCGGTTCAATAGTTGACATATTATATCCTAATATAACGATATTCTACATTCAAGATTGCTACTTGTCAATCTCTGCTTTTATATATGAGACGATAAGGACTCCTCTTCTACCACTACTTTTATTATATGCATAATGCTCTCCTTCCTCATCAAATACATTTAGATCACCGTTACCTAATACTCTAGTCTCACCACCACATACTAATGCGCTATCACCATCCTCTGGTATGTCTAAAGATAGATGAAATTTATATACAGTAGAATCCATATACTGAGGATCTATTCTCTTATCTCCGTCAGCATGAGGATCTAACTCTGCACCTGGTTCTAGTATAGAGAAGACTGCAAGAATTGGTTTTACATCCTGTGCTAAGAGTAAATCAGTGGTAAAGGAATGTCTTACTTCTAATGGTGTAAGTTTGATTTCTTTACGACTAAAAACTAAAGGACATACTTGCCACATGTATCCAGTGTACTCTGGAATAAAAGATTCAAAATTAGTGGAGTCAGCAGTAAGATTATAAGTATGAGAGTAATCAAAGAAGTATTGCATATCCCTGAATCGGATATAGTCCTGCTTAATCTTGTCTACATTATCTGTAAAGATCTTAGGATCTATTTTTGTAACTTCGTTGATAAACATTTTAGATTGGTTGTAAATTGTAATCCTCATCATAGATGGCATATTGCATACCATCTTCTTTTACATCACCAAAGTTGAATACTTTTTTTGATAGAACGCTTCTCTGAATAGTTCCTTGCTGTTCAGATTCTTTGGTGTGACCTAAATCAAATTTGATTCCAAGTGGATCAGAGACAATTATATCTCCAGGTTCTCCCTTAAGTCCTGCCATACCAGAGTCAGTTCCTATTAACAACTCTTTCATTTTTCTAAAACTACTGATAGCAATTTTAGCACGTTCTTTGGGGGTAAACTCCCTTGGATCTACAAGGTATTTAACATCCCATCCAACGTCACCAACTCTACCTGGTTCTGGATACCTAATATTTTGGATTAGATGTTTAATCTTATCCGTAACTTTAGAAGGAGAATGTTTAGATCTTAACTGTTCATATTCAAGGTTGATATAAGTTAATTTATTCTTATACTCAATTACATAAGGACAAACAACTATTCCATTACCCCTAAACTCAAAGGCAAACTTTGTCCCAACCTTAAGTTGAACTCCTTCAATTGGCGAATCATCTTCATACCCTAAGGTCTTTATATAATCATGAATATTCATCTTACTTCAAAATCCAATCGTTTAATTTTTCTTCTCTTCCTATTTTCTTGCCACTCTAATTCTTTTTTACTGAGTGTGGTCTCTTCCACACCATGAATGTGGTTAACCATAACAACACTACTAAGATCCTTAGCACTCACACTATCCTCACTCACAATCATTTGATTGGAACAACCGCAGCACTGAGGTTTCTTAGAACTTGCTAATTCCACTCCACACATCTTACATCTAACTAGCATCATCTTCTTCTGCCTCCGTTTCAAACTCTGTGATAGCATCAACAGGAACTTCTGCTTTTCCTATACGATACCAATGAACCATATCACCTGTTTTATAACTAGGACGTTCTCCAATATATTCTAAATCAGGAAAATTATTCTCCCTGAGTACTGCTTGAAGTCGGTAGTGTAATAGATCTTCTCTTGTTGGCATACCCAAAACTCAAACTAATTCGTGGACCTTTATTACATATCGGATCATGATATGTATACGCAGGAATAAAAAGACTATCACCTGGTTCTAGATGTGCATATGTGCCATCATCAAAACCATACGTCATTTTACCTCTTGCTTGTACTATAATAACATCAGTATCATCATTGTGTCTACCATAGGTAGGTGCTCCTTTGATGAATGAAGCGTATACGTGCATGCTATCAAGACCAGATTCCTGAAGATCAACCTCTTCCATAGCAGGGTAAAGTGTACCAGGAAAATAATTCTCACTGAAAGTAAAAAGAGAAGGAAACGTACCGATTCCTTCACCAACAATTCTACAACGATTAGAGGACAGATCGTGATCCATTTTATCAATCACATCATCCCATGTTACCTTTTTACACTTTTGGAATCTGTTTTTAATTAACTCATACATGATTAAAAAGAGTGTATGGGAGGTTGGGTTCCTGTGTACCAACAAAAGACGGGCATTACTACAGAGTAATTACATCTTTGCCTGAGACCCGACTGGTAAGTCGATTCACCTCTCGGTGCAGCACCACCTGTGTCTCATCACCTTAACCAGCAATATGCCAGTAAGTTTATTCAGTCACTCCCGTGCCAAGACCGTCGCCTCAACAAATATATTATATCAGTCTGTCTGCTTCTTGTCAACCCCACGCTTGGGTGTGATGAAATCTTCAAACTTCTGGGTTCTACCTGTAGGCATTCCAGTAACAACATCTAGTTCTCCACTATGTGCAGCAGAATGCTTGTATAAAAATTCTGATTGAGCATTCTTTTCCATGACTTGAGATAAGATAGAATTCTCATCATCTCCAATCTGTTGTGCGATATAGTTTTGGAAACCAGCAATATTGTCAGCACCAAAATCTGCGAGGTCTTCCCTCTTAACTTTATTAATGTTTTGATTCTTGTCTAAGTCCATAATCGTCAGTGATGGTAAAAGTTTCCATTAGGGTGGAACATAGGGTCTTCTTCAGGAACCCTATTATATAGTTGTGATTGTCCCTTAAAATACTTACGCCCTTCCAATTTATTTAAAGCATTACAAACACCGATTTGCCCTTTGGGTGATGATAATTTTGCGACTAATGCCGAATCTATTTTTTTATTTGGAAATATTCTTAATCCCTCGTATTGATGGGGTTGCTTGGTAACTTCAGTTACAGAATCGGGGAAGTCGTCAGATGCAACTCGGTTCATAATATTAGCAGCGACACCATATTCATCTTTGGAGTGTCGGTATGCTTCAACTTGTACTACTCTTGCTATTTCTACATACTCAGCGGGATCGAGAGTAGAGTACATTAAACATACTAAAGGAATGGGAATCATAACAAAAAAATTTTAAGGTGTTAGTTGACTTAGTGTAATAGCAGTTTTTTGTATCTTATTATACATGAGGAGTAAATCCTCTGAAGAGACATGCTCCCATTTATGGTACAAATCTTTGAGTTGACTGACGTAGGTTTGATTAGCTATAGATGTTGATCCTATGCCAGACATGTGATTTGCAACTATGGACTTGACTAGCATGTCCCTAGTATACTTACTTGTCATTAAGTTTTACTAGTAACCCAACATAGAAAAATACAAACATGAAACAGAAAATGTGGCAGCAAATAAGTTGCATCCACATCATCAAATTCTTCTACTTGGCTGATTCTTACCCGTTAGGGTAGTAATTATTTAGGAAAAAAGAGTTCCTTCGTAGTAGTCTTTTTTGTAGTAGCGTCCTAGAACATTACTATTATAGTACGCAGGAGTGCCATCGTCAAGCGACTCTGTTAAGACATTATTTAGAAATAATTGTCTCGTTTCTTCGTAGTTTACTTTTCCTTGCGTCTTGTATAATCCTAGGATTTCTCTTGAGAAGGAGGTATTCCCCAGAAGTTTCCTGTCCTCGTTAAGTTCTTTAGAACTTCCGTAGTATGCTTTCCAGTTACTCTCACTCGTCCGTTTGCGTCTGCTACCTCTAGGCTTTCGATGCTGTTGGAAGTTTTTCCTTCCGATGTATTTTCTACCCGATTCAAGATTAGTAATGAGGTAGACGAAACCGAACTGATCGCCAATATCGTCAGTAGTGAAAGGTTTACCCTCATATAGCCAGGGGTTTTCGTAAACTCCTCCTTCAACCATTTAGTAAATTTATATGTCATGTCAAATATTTAGTAACAATTTTTGAGTCTCTTTATAATCGTTCACATTGTAACAGGTTCCCATCATATTGTCTAATATTGCCATTGCTAAAGGATAATCATTCTGTCCTTCCTCCATCATGTCACCAAAGAAGTGTAAGTCATCAGTCTTATCAAAGTCTCTTAAGATTTGACTTTTATTACTTCCCTTTGGTGATAGATCTAATCCAGTCTGACCTCCTACCTGTACCTCTAGGTCTGGGAACTGGGTTTTAAGTCTCTCTGCTATATCAACTCTCTCTAATCTCTCCTTGTCCCACTTAACGTACTCTTCCCTTCCATTAAAGGTATCTTTACCTCTACCTAAGATGCTGAAGTTTACTCCACCAGGTCTTCTCTCAATATGAGAACCATTCCTAATAGGAAAACAACTATATGCTAACTCATCTTCTAAAAATTTTTCTACCTGCTTAGGTAGTTCCCAATCATCTCTATAGACATTAACGTCTCTTTCATAAGCATCACTACCAGAGCAATTATATACTCTCCTTGCTCTATAGCAAATATCAAGACCAAGTTGGTCAACGGTCTTCTGTCTGTCGCTACCAGTAACCAGATATACTGGATATGTGCAGCAAAATTTTATAAAGAATGCTTGAAATGATTTATCAATTTGACTCCTACTAGGTGTAAGAGTCCCATCTACATCAAAAATATACTTACGCATGATTTTTAAAGTTCTTCAAAAATATGTAAATCAATATTGAAATACATACCCATACTATAAATGTGGTCATAATTTAAATCCTGAGAAGGTGTCCTTCTTAACGTCTTGTTTGATACCACCAACAACATAAGACTCAACCTCAGTCTCTTGTGGTGCTACCTGTAATCCCTTAGAAGAGATCCAATGCTCTGTCCAAGGTAATGGATTGTTTTTAGCAGGAATATCATACTGGGGTTTTAAACCAATAGACCTCAAGCGACGGTTTGCAATCCACTCAACATAATTCTGTAGAAGTTTATCATTCAATCCAATCATACTTCCATCCTTAAATAAATACTCTGCCCATTTTCTCTCCTCATTCACAGCACGATCAAACATTTGGTATGTCCAATCTTCTTCCTCCTTTGCAATCACTGCCATCTCAGGATCATCATGACCCTTCCTCCAATGGTTTAATATGTTTTGAGTTATTGCCAGATGCTGGTTCTCATCTCTTGCAATAAGAGATATGATTTTCGCAGATCCTTCCATGAGTTTAAGCTCACCAAAAGCAAAACTACAAGCAAAAGAAACATAAAAGCGGATACCTTCCAGAATGTTGACATTAGCCACTGCTCTATAAAGTGAACGCTTTAAATCTTTTCTTGTCCATTCAGAATTGGGATGGTCTCTCATGTCATCTGTCCAAGCAGTGCTCTGACCATACTCCTGTGCATATGCAATGAAGTTATCGTAAGACTCAGTGACACTAGCAGCACGTTCTAAAATCTTGTCATCCCTAAGAATAGTATCAAATACATCAGAAGCCTTTGGATATACATTCTTAACAATATAAGTATATGATCTACTATGAATCATTTCCATAAAAGACCAACACTCCATGCATGCTTCTAACTCAGGTAAGGAGCAGTAAGGAATGAATGCCATACCAGGTGCTCTACCTTGAACTGAGTCAAGCATAGTCTGGTACTTTAAGTTAGATGTAAATATATGTTTTTGTTCTGGACGTAAAGATTGGAAGTCTCCACGATCCTTTTGTAAGGATACCTCTTCTGGTCTCCAAAAATATCCTAACTGTTGCTTTGTTAAATTCTCAAACTGTGGATACTTAAAACTATCATACCTTTGAATCCCAAGAGGAGCACCAAAGAACATTGGTTGTTTTTTAGTATCTACTTCATTGGTGTTAAAGACCGTCATCCCCTTCACTTTGTTACCCATAACTTTACCTGAAGACTGTCGAAAATTGAATTGATTCATTAAACACTATACCTTAAATTTTGCATGACTCACAATCATCATCATCAATCTCACATAACTCATTAAGTAAATCGTGTCCCTCACCTTGAATACCCACTTCCGATACATTATCGTGCCATCCTACAGGATGTGATGGTTCAGCTTCATCATGTTTATTATCATAAGTATTCTGATAGTAAGATGTCTTCCAACCTAATTTATAAGTCGTCAAAAGATCCTGTGCCATTTGTGATACAGGTACATCAGAGTCTTCAAAGTGAGTGGGATTATATGACCAGTTACCACTGATCGCCTGATCAAAGAACTTTTGCATTACTGCAACCACGTTGATATAACCAGTATTACTAGGCATATCCCACAATAAAGTATAGCTATTCTTCAGGGTGTTATAAGACGGAACAATCTGCTTAAGAGGTCCTTTTTTTGACTTCTTAATGGACAAGAAATCTCTAGGAGGCTCAATTCCATTTGTTGCGTTTGACACAACGGAACTGCTCTCCGAAGGCATTTGTGCGGACAGAGTGCTGTGCCTGAGTCCGTGCTCTTTGATAGATGTCCTAAGACTATCCCAATCATGTGTAAGTGGTTGAGAACAAATCTCGTCTACGTCTTTTTTATATGTATCTATTGGAAGAATTCCATCAGCATACTTAGTCTGATTAAAGTATCCGCACTTACCTTTTTCCTTAGCAATCTCATTAGATGACTTAAGTAGATAGTATTGGAAGGATTCAGACAGTCCATGAACAGCATCCCATGCCTCCTGTGAGTCGTAGTTGAACCCTAACTTAGCAAGATAATGTGCAAGTCCAATGAACCCTACTCCAAGCGATCTCCTTGCCTTAGTAGCAATCTCTGCTGCAATGACAGGGTAATTCTGGTAATCAATTAATTCTTCTAGTCCACGAACTGAGAGATCACAAAGATCCTCAAGTTCATTATCAGATCTTACCTTACCTACATTGATAGCAGAGAGAATGCACAAGGCAATCTCTCCTTCTGGATCATCAATGTGTTGTAATGGTTTAGTAGGTAGAGTGATCTCTTGACAGAGGTTACTCATCTCAATCTTATCTTTAAATGAACTATGACTATTACAATGGTCAATATTCATAATGTAGATACGACCAGTCTCTGCTCTCTCCTTAAGCAGATCAAGTATTAATTCTTGTGCTCCGATGGTTGTTCTAGGGATGGATTCATCAGATTCGTAACGGCAATATAACTCATCAAACTCAGGGGTCCCAAAACTCTCAGACAAGTTAGGACAATTATGAGGGGAAAATAACGAGATTTCCTTATCTTCGATAAAACGTTCATAGAATATCTTACTTAACTGAATACTGTAGTCTAACTTTCTGACTCTGTTGTCTTCTGTTCCTTTGTTGTTCTTGAGGACGAGGATGTCTTTGATTTCTTGATGCCAAATAGGGAAGTGGACAGTTGCTGAGCCGCCTCTGATCCCGTTCTGAGTACAGCATCTGACAGTTGACTCAAATTTTTTGAGAAATGGGACAACTCCTGTGTGTTGTACTTCGCCGCCACGGATTCTACTGTTGATCCCTCTGATTCGTCCTGCGTTAATGCCGATACCAGCCCTCTGTGCAACGTATTTGCCAATAGCCATATCAGAGCTAAAGATACTATCGAGGGTGTCATCAATATCAACCAGAACACAAGATGCAA